TCAGCAACAAACTCGTTACGATCAATAACACTTGGGGTGTTATTAGATTCGTCGCAAACAACAAGGAAATCTGTAAGTCCTCTATCTGCTCTAACTTCAGAGAGATAAGAAGATACAGCACTAGCAAAACCATTTCTTGTAATGGCATCGTTCTGCTCAAAGAGTACTCCCTGAGCGAGACCGTCAACTCGCCTTTCGACATTAAGGAATAGACGACGAACATTAATTCTATCAAACGCTGATGGTGAAGCAAGAGCAGTCTTGTCACCAAAGAGTGTGATACCGCTTCCACGGAGAGAGATGATAGGATTAATTCTCTCAGAATAAAGGTCGTCTCTATCTGCCTGTGTAGGATTATATGCCAACTTAACGGCATTTCTGAGTGAACCTCTGCTTAGTCCAGCAGGTGAATACCAGTCTGCTAGAGCAGCGGAGGTTGAGACGCATAGACCAGCGACATCACCATTGCAGGGGATGTAGCGATATACGTCATTGAAACGGTCATAAAGATACTTATAACCAGAATCAAATACTGCGTATGATGTAGATGCTAAACCTGAGAAGAAGTTTAGGATATTTGTTTTAGCTGCAGAAGCAGAAAGTGGAGTATCGCTTGAGTCTAGTTGATTTCCTCTGTGTGAAGAAATAAACGCAACACAGTCTTTTCTCTCATTTGCGATGCTAACTGCTGTTCCTGCCTTAGCAAGTGTATCAGATTCTTGAGCACCAGATCCACCCATAAGGATAAAGTCTAGATCGGTAGCATCATAACTTCTGAATACTTCTAGAGCATCGTTAGCATAATCATAATCATCAACTCCTCCAACTAGTGATTTGGAAGCAGTTCCTAGTAGAGCAAGTTCACCAGGAGAAGCAGAAACTTCCTCAACAGAATCTGTTACTGCTGCAGTCCAGTCAATACCAGAACCTGTTACAATAGCAAATGCTCCGTCAGCAAGAACAACGTTTTCAGATTGCTCGTTAACTAGAGTTCTGAAGTATGTGTTTGATCCGGATGCTCCCTTACCACCTTGTAGTTTGGAGAGATACTGGAATGTTTCTAGAACAGCACCAGTTGACTTGGAAACAACAGCGATGTGGAATTCATCTCTGCTAAATCCTAGATCTGTTGCTTGCTGGGATGTACCGGGGCGAGGTCCGATCTGGTTTAGTTTGAGAGTGAATGTACCAACGGAGAGCGTTGCGTTTCTGTACCAATCTTCTGCGGTTGCCACATCAATTTGTGTGACTAGAGTAGCAACATCAAATGTTACGTCGTCAGTAGTTGTAGAACCACCAATGAGAGAACCATCAATAACTAAACCAGTATCAGTGCCAGCATAGTCTTCACCACCGCTAACTAGAACGACACTAGCAATAGATCCATCATTAGCTCTAGTTACTGTAACTGTAGCACCGGATCCAGATCCACCACTAACAGCAACAGCGGTATAGGTTTCATCTTCCTGACCAACAAGTGTAGTGCCAGCAGAAATATTACCGATAGTAGCAATTACGCCATTGTTGCCTGGAGTTAGATCACCAACTTCGATTTTGTCACCAACTAGGAAAGCAGATCCGGTATTATATCCGTAAATCTTTGCGGTCTTACCACCAGTGAATGTTAGTATGTCACCATTTGTGGTATCAGTAGGAACTCCATTGAAAGTTACTGATTGGTCGTATCCTCTATCAACTGCGACGAGTTGAAGATCATTACCCCAGGAACCTTCGTTAGCAGCAGTAACGTCATTTCCACTATCTTCAGCGATGGTGGCACCAGTACCAATTGCTCTGGATACTACTAGGCGACCACCATAGGATAGAAACTCTGATGCTACAAACCAATCTTCTGCGTTTGCATCAACAGGACCACCAAAAGTATCGACAAGTTCTTTCTGGTTATTGATTGCTGTAGGGGTCTCGACGGGACCCTTCTGGAATGCACCAGCAAATGCTGCTCTCAAAGCCTGAGATCCTACAATAGTGGTATTTGTAAGGTCCCTCTCTCTGATAACTACTCCAGGCGAGACTTGACTAGCCATGTGATACTCTCCGTGACATCCAATTTATCTAGAATTATTTATTAAAATCAATAGTTCCACATGTAGCTAACTTCTTCCTGCGAATCCCCATATGCCCAGAGATCTCCATTGGCATCCATGAATGTATCATCACCTAATCCATCGTCAATAAATCCAAATGGTGCCATGTCTTGTTCAATTTGATTACGTTGTTCCTCGTAAATTCTGCGACGAACATCTTGATCCGTCATCTCTTTAAAGTAGTCCTGCATTACCAACCAAGCAAACAGAACCATACACATAACTAGGTCATCGTGATAACCTTCATCTGCTTCAAATGATTGTTTCTTTTGTATGAATGTAGTAAGTTCAGAGAGAATATCATAATCCTCAAAGAGTAATTTATCTTCTTCAATAATTGCTTTAAGATTGGCGCACCCCTGTTTCTTCACAGTGATGCTCATCTTGACACCTAGTTGTGTTTTGTTTCCTGAGAATCCTTGTCCCACGATTTGACCTGCCCTACCGCGCATAGCACACATAAGAACATTAGGATATTCAAGATCGTAGTTAAGAGTAGCAGCAATACTATCCCCAATATCATTTACCTCTACCAGTATATACGGCATATTATATTGTTTAGCAACCTGAAATATAACGCTAGGAAATAATACAGGTTTAATTGTATTGTTTCTATATTTTGCTACGATACGATATGGCATCGTAGTGATATCATATACAATAAAAGCGGAGTAGTCCCCACCAATGCCTCTTGCGACATCAACTGTGATAATGTATTCGTGACCTTTCTGTGCTTTTTCATATACATCCAGTCCTGCGTTACTTGTGGTTGGTTCTATAAATGTAAGTGCTTGAAGTTTAGCCGCTGAGATTAGCGTATCAACTGAACCCAAGAAGTTACATTCAAATTCTTGTGTGAACTGGCGCTCGGATGTGTTCGCAATAGTCTGTGCTTTCCAGTCAGCATCTCTACCAGGAACCTGAGACCAATGTACTTCATTATGAACGTAATCACTTTTACCTTGTATAGCATTCTGCCACATCTTATAGAAGTGGTTCATACCGTAAGGCGTGGAAATAACAATAACCTTTGTTGATTTACCTGAGGTAATCGTAGGATACACAGACGAGAAAAATTCATCTGCGATATGATTTGGAACGAACGCAAATTCGTCTAGGAATAGAATGTTGAATGACATCCCTCGGACGGCAGATGCTGATGTAGAAGCAGCAAGAATTTTGGAACCATTCTCAAGTTCCATACTACCTTTGTTCCACGCAACAACACCCTGTTGCATCCACTTAGGTAAGTTCTCGTATCCTAACTGAAGGCGACCCAGTAGGTCTCTCGCAGTAGATGCCTTGTTTGCTAGGATACCAATGTTGACGTTATCGTTAAAGATAGCGTAGTATAAAAGATAAGATACAACAGTCGTGGACTTACCGGTTTGCCTTGGTAACTTTGCGATGTTGAATCTGTTTTCGTGGAAGTCTTTAATTAATTTCTCTTGAAAGTCCCACATCTTGAATGGGATAACACCCTCATCAAGAGAAATAATTTTCATATAATTTTTAGTAAAGTATATCGGATCTAACGTACACTTTACATATTCTTCAACTTGTTCAGGAGTTAGTTCCTGTTCAACCCCAACCTTTTTGAGGTTAGGGTTACCTAAGTATAAATCTTTACCGCTCATTCGCTTCCTTTAGATCATCATCAAATCTGTCAAGAATATTTAGACGTTCTTTCCAAGTGTCTCCACCATCCCGACCTCTAGCAGGATTAATACATTGATGGTCACCCAAATTATTACATACTAATCCAGCTAGATCTAACTCATTTCCTTTATTACCCGTACCAGACCAGTAGTGTTCTCCATTTATCCAAACGGCATTGCACTTTGGACATTCCTTCCTGTCAAGTTTCAGGTCGGACATTTCCTTATCTGGCATGGTAGTAATCTCAATTGTATAATTTATATTTATTCTAGCACAATGATTGTGTATCGCATTGTACTTAATTATACTTTTAGGTTTGTGTTAGGAAACGTGAACGGTTCCAATCATACCAGCACCTTTATGAGGTCCACACCAATATGTGTAGTCGCCTGCCTCAGCAAAAGTAACATCAAATTCTTCACCAGGCATCATAGCAAGACCTTCGTGTGAAATTTCAGGATGGTCCTCTACAACTACGTTATGAGGAGGAAGCATATTATTAACAAAATGAACTGACTCCCCAGCAGCAATAGAAACTTCAGCAGGTTCAAACACAAGATTACCATCGTAACCCATTTGAACGTCAACGGCCCATGCAGGAAGTGCAAAAAATAGTGAAGCAAATAGTCCTAAAAGAAACTTCATTTGACTTAATATATCTACATTATGTATATCATTTCCACTCCATCTTAATACTATTGTAACGAGGATTTGTTTTGGCTTCCTGACTTACCATGATGCTAAATTCATCACAACATTGGCACCACCGCCGTCTTGCTTCGGGTGCTCCTAATGCTTTTTTCGCCACAATGTCTCCCACTCATAC